GGACCCGTATTTGGGTAGGTTCCCAATCAAAGTTGTGGAGGAGGATGCGCCCGCTGAATCTGCCCGAGAAGTGGACGTGACGGCGACCGATGAGGAAGTGCTCGAACAAGAAAGAGACACCCAGGCTGCGGACTTTGAAACTCAGGAGAGGATGAAGGCCGCAACCCGCGAAGCAGATCATGCGCGACTCAAGGAGCTTGCTGACTTGAGCGGTGAACCAGAGGGCAAGTAATGGCGACTGCACTTTCTAAGCACAACATGCGCGACCCGCGTCACTTGATGCGGTTTGTGAAGTTCCAGGCGCTCACCGGGACCGAGCCTGAAAGGTTGAAGGCTATCGCCAAGTCTGAGAGCGTGAGCGTCGAGACCGTCAAGGATTCCGTGCGCCAGATCGAAAGCTACAACAGGCAGAATGAATCTGGGAGAGTTGAGCTTCGTCTTAACGAATCAATTCTCAGGGTGATGCCGGCATTCGAAAACAGCATGGTCGGACTCTTGGAGGCGACTGAGTTGGTCGAGATCAACGACGCAAACACTGGGAAGAAGAAGATCGTCAAGCAGGACGACAAGACCACGCGCCTTGAGGCCAGCCGCATCGTAAAGGACATTATTGTCGCCAAGCAACCAAAGCAGCCGATTGCGGAGATCAACGTGAACCAGACGAATCAGGTAGCCAATCTGAGCACAGCGGAGACCACAGAAGAGAGGATGGACCGGCTGAGAAAGAGGGCCGCAGAAGAGAACTTGCTCCCTGCCGAAGTAGCGGCTGTGCCTGGGTATCTGGACCGCGATGAAGATCCTCCTAGCAGCGACGATGAAGACGGCGAAGACGAAGAGGGAGAATAGTGGTATCCAAACTCTCCAAGTCGGAAGTAGAACGCATCAAGATGGTGACTCCAACCATCGCAGAGTTGCGAATCATCGACTTGATGCGGGACTATCGAGTCCTTCGCAATAGGCATTTTGGAAACACCATTCCTCCAACTGAAGAAGTATTGCTCATGTTTCTTCCGAGGCGTGAAATAACCCGACTTGGCGGCTATGACGACGTAGACGGACTCTGCTGCTATGGGGGTAAGGTTGCAGGGCATCCGTGCCCAAAGGCAATACTCTTGCCGGATGACCTCAATGTCAATGAAACCAGACTGTCCCTACTTCATGAAATGGCCCACATGAAAGTGAATAGCAAATTCGGTCGCAGCATGGGGGAAGGAAAAAACTGGAAAAAAGAAATGCGACGATTGATGAACGCTGGCGCTTTCGACGGGTGGCTCTAGTATGTCGATCATTCGGGCGAACAAGTACCTTGGAGAGATCATAGAAATCCTCGACATGCACCGGCAGAAGTACCGGGCCGGCAACATAGGGGATGATGAAGCCCGAGCCTCGCTTTCCTCTGCCGATAATGAATGGATCGATGGTGAATGCTACCACTCCCTGATTGACACTCGATATTTTCTCTCTAACTACTACGCCGTCCGAACTGAAGACAAAGGCTTCCAAGGTCTCTACCCATTTTTTGACAGCCAAGAAATTCTCCATGATGAATTGAGAAAACTGGAGAAGAAGTATGGGCGTGTTCGTGCAATTGTCGATAAAGCTCGCCGCATGGGATACACGACCTATATGGTTGGCGAGTTCCTTCACAAGACAGTAATTCGGTATAAGCACACCAACACAGTTTTTGTGTCTCAGGATGAAGACGGCGCAAAGTACAACATGGAGATGTACGAGTCCGCTTTCTCATTCCTGCCGTGGTGGATGCAGCCAAGAGTCATGAAGCACGAGAATGGAAAGGTGTACTGCTTTGACGAGCCAGATGAAAATTTAAGAACAAGCCGCCCAGGATTGAAGAACTGGGTGTACGCAGACAATGCCAACAGACCTTCAGGTGTTGGTCGAGGTAAGGGTTTTCGATGCGCGATGCTGGACGAGTTGGCTCACTGGAAGGATTCGTCACAGCTTTCAAAGTCGCTCATTCGTACCTTTCTTGCTAAAGACGGATTCTACGTCATGGGATCAACAGCCAATGGACGTAACGATGCGTGGCATAACCTGTGGAGACGCGCAGAGGCTGGATCGGTTGATTGGCATCCGATCTTCATTCCGTTCTATCGGAGACCGAAGACCTACTCACTACCAATCCCAAAGGGAGAAGCATTTACACTGACTCTCGAAGAGAAAGATATGGTTGAGCAGATAAAGAAGAAAGATGGCATCACTATATCGAATGAAACGATCAACTGGATGCGAAAGACGAAGGAGGAATTCATCGCCACTGACGGCGACGATATGATTTTCGACCAAGAGTATCCGGTCACCGCTGAAGTGTCATTCCAAAACGCAATCATCTCCGCAATTCCTAGAGGGGTCATCAACCGCTACAGCAAATTGACTGAAGAACCAAGATGGATTGGAGAAATCAGTTTTGATTTTACTCAGTGGTTGCCGCATCTCCACATGACGGAAATAAATCCGCGTGACGATAAAGGGGAATTGCTTGGACTTGTTAAAAAGGCGTCATACCCGGAGAACGAAAACCGCTTGCACATGTGGGAGAAGCGGATTCCAGGGGCTAGATACGTCGTATCCGCCGATGTTGCTTTAGGGCAGAAAGGTGCGGATTATTCCTGCTGTGAAGTAATCAAGATCGGTGACGGCCATCAACTCGATGAACAGGTTGCAAGTTGGCATGGGTACATGGACCCGTACAACCTTACAGACATTGTGCTTGCTCTTTGCTGGTACTACAACGAAGCTCTTGCGGCTGTCGAAGTCAATTCCTTTGGCATGGCAACCAACACTCGTCTGATGCGTGACTACGAATACGAAAACATTTATCGGTTCAAGCGCATGGACCGCCTCAAGCACTTCATGACTGACATCGTTGGATGGTGGACCGACTACAAATCTAAGCGGACTCTGATAGCGCACATGTCGAAGATGATGCTCGACAATCAGGTGCTCATCCGTAACAAGTATTTGATCGATGAGTTGAGAGACTTCACTGAGGATGGCGCGGAGGGAGAAGGTGCCCATGACGATATTGTGATGGCATTTATAATCGCTCTTTACTGCGGCCATGAAGGTGAGTTCGAAGAGCGGCGACAACGGCCAGTAGAAGGCAAGAAGGACGAAAACAATTACATCGTCTACAAGAGGGTCATATTCGAGGGAATGCCTGTTCAAGTTGAGCAGTACCGATCAAGCTCTCCATTCGAGGCCGAGAAGTTTTCAAAGAGGATGATCGGCTCCTACATCGTCAACGAACACGGAGCGATGGCGGATTTGGTTTTGAAGCGGAAGAACGAAGAAGGCAAGTTGGTTGAGAAGACGGTGCGAGTGCCATCAGACTTTCAGAATAGTCGATTTAGTCCGATTCATGATCGCCCTGGCACACAGCAGCAGATGTTTGACGAAGGAGTTCCGGCCGAGTTTATCGACTCACAAACCGCAGCGGATTACGATTCGCGTCACGCCAGCGAAGAAGTGATGAGCGATGCGGATGCTTGGAAGTACCAGTGAGGAGGAAATATGGAAGCATCTGTGATTTATCATGACGGCGAAGAAGTTGAGGTTGGCTGGTTCGGTTTAATGCTCTACCGGCTACGTGGATTTTGGAGAACCTGCAAGCAAACCGATTGGAAGAACTACTTCCAAGGCAATGGCCCCGGCGAAGTGACTTGGAAGGAATTTACTGGCTTTAGGGAGAACCCTAACGATTTAGGCTGCTCCGCTCAGTGGTGCATCTGCGTCAAGGGTGGAATCCGTATGCGGGATGGAAACTACTACTACCGGAACATCACGGTATCCGATCTTGAAAGATGTGTGGATAAAGATTGGTCTGACAAAGTGAAAGGCAAGGTTGCGGAACAGGAGAGAATCCTCGATCTCTACGCCGAACCAGATTGCAGTTGTCGATTGGGATTTCATTGCCGCTGCCCTTATCACAAAACGACGAAACACTAATTCTAAAATTTGGAATGAGGAGGGAAAGAAAGTGCCAATCGTAAAAACCCGTTATGCCTGCCCGCAATGCGGAGCACAGGTCAACGCCGAACATCGCAAGCTAGTGTGCTCGGCCAACAGTAGCCATTCATGGAACGACACCGCAGCGTTCCTTGGATTGAACCCGCAAGTGAAGTACGAAGAGTCTAAGCCGCCAGTGATGGTCCAGCCGAACCACGTCAAGATGGAAGTGGTTGTACCGCCGACCGCGAAGACAAAGTTTGAAGCTAAGTTTGGAGACAGGGGAAACGCAACGGTCTCTGGATTGATTCAAATGCTGGCTGAGGGGGAGGTAGTGATCGTTCCCGAAGCGGATCTCCAACGGATGAAGGAACTATTGGGAAAGCGGCCTGAAAGCGCATCTGAGTTGTTTGGGTTGGTCTACAACCTCTCGATGGAACTTGAAACCGCCAAGTTGATTGCAGATGAAGCGAAGAAGGACGTTGCGATTTACGAGGGGCGCAATCCGGGGGCCGTACTAATCAACTTGGGAAGTCTTTACGGTGCCGTAGTCGAGAAGGCCCGCGACCAGGGGGAGACCGCAAAGTTGTGGGCAGAGCGCGTAATCAAGCATGTGGTTGAGAACAACTGGCTCTGATTTCCGTAGCAAACTGAACTGTTGAGAGATACGATTAAAACGACATGGCAGACTTTCAAGCTCCCATTCCGAAGACTCCTGAAGTAGAAGACCGCTATCTGTTGGAATATTATTCCAAGATGGCCGATTTCCTTGACGGCTGTTTCAGCGAGGGAATTGCGCGCCAAAAGACCACTCCAGAACTGAAGGCAATGGATGAGGCTATCGATTATCTGGCCGGAATCCAATGGCGCGAGAAACTCCCCAATTACAGGCCAAAGCCGGTGTCGAACGAGGTTCTCTCGAATTTTTGGGAGACGATAGGACTGCTCACCGATGTAAGGCCGATCTTCCATATCTCGGAAGTTGGGTTTGCTGGTGATTATTCGAAGACCGCAAAGATTCTGAATGCGATGGTCAAGGGTTGGGCTCGCAGGGACAAATTCAATCAAACGCTTGCGTTCTGGACAATGTTCGGAATGTTCACGACTTCGCCGGTCCTCCTCTACTGGAATCGGTTTGCCAGAGGGACGAGCGGGGATGCGTGTGACGCCGACATCTCCATGAAGCATTTGAACCCCAAGGCCCTGATGCGGCTTGGGCCTACAAGACCTCATGATCTTCAAGAAGACGAGATGGTGATCTACCGGCGCCGGGAGACGCTCGACTGGATCAAGAGAGCCTATCCGAATATGGGCAAGCACGTTCGTCCGCAGGAAGATTACAGCACCTACGGTGTTGAGCCACAGGTTCCTCCAACGGTCATGCCGCAATTGTTTGAGCAGTTGAATTCCGGCTGGAAACGTATTATGGGAGGGTCTGAGGCGTCGAGCGCGAGAAGCAAGTATCCAGAGGCAGAAGTAGTCGAGTTCTGGATGAACGACGATTCGATCAATGAAAGCCGCAACACATTATGGATGGGGCCTGGGGATGGAAAGAGCCCAAACAGCGCACCGTGGGGATACTGGGTTAAACCAGAAGAGAAGCTCTATCCTCGTGGGAGGCTTGTGATTCGTTCGAACAAA